TCGCCCTGCTCCACCGTCTCTACGCGCACTCACGAATGTGGCCGCTGTGGTATGAATACCCCGACCGCGACGCGAGCCGCATCGACTACATGCCGTTCGGCGCGCCCGCCAGCATCGGCATCGACGACACAGCCCGACTTACCGTGACCGACTGGACGGGCGAGACGCTGGACGGGCTGGACGCCGCCGACGTCATCACCGACGACGAACAATCATTGACGATCCCGGAACCCGTCACCCAGTTCGTTATTCAGGGCAAGACAGCGAAAGCGTCCGACGGCGCGCTTGAGTTCGACCAGCACGAAACTGCTTTGACGGACATGGGCCGGCTGCCGGCGAACCTGAAGGCCACGCAATCCAGCGTCACCGTTGAGGCCGACGTGGTGACGGCCGACGAGTCGGGCGGCGTATGGGGCCGCGCGGGCGGCAGCGTGTGGGCCCCGACCGACGCGGATCGTGACGCGTTCGCCCGACTGCTCGTCACCATCGACCGGCGGTTACGGCCGGCAACGGTGGTGTTCGACGGCCGCAAGCTGGACCCGGCCACGCACGCGCGCCTGTATCTCACCGCCAGTTCCGGGCCGCTCGTCATCCAGGGCGCCACGTCGTCACGTCTCACCGGCGACGACGGCATACCCGCCACGGGCGGCGCGTGGGCGACCATCGGCGGCACGCTCACCTACCAGTGGTCGAGCGGGCGGCCGTTGCTCCGCAACGAGGTCACGTTATGGCCGTTGCCCGTCAAGACCGATACCGCGACCACGTGGGCGGATATGGGTGCATGGCCCGTCACATGGGACATGTGCCGGTTCACACTAGCCGAGCTCGCGTTAATTCGACAATTCTCACAACCAACACAGGAAGGATCACAAGGATGAAGACCACAAGCGTGTACGGCATCCCCTATATCGAGGCCGATGACCTCGTATCGTCCGCCCCCACACAGTTCCGACAGACGGCAGAAGGCGTCGAAAAGGTCTTGCGCGAAATCGACGCGCGAGCGACCCCCGAAGGCGTATCGCCAGTGACTGCAACCACGCTGGAGACATTGGAGTCACTGGAAGGCGTGAATGGACAATCAGGCGTGGTCACCGGTGACACCATGCAACGCAATGGTCTGTACTACCGTCTTGGCGACGCCTGGCACCCCGTGGAGATTCGACAGAAACGCACGTGGGGCTGCCGGTTCAAAAGATCCGCGAACGACCTCATCCTGAACAACGGCGACACATACATGATGTTCTCCAACGTGACCGGAAGCGCCGACATCAAGACGACTGCCAATAGCAAGGGCGCGTATGCGATTCTGCCGGCCGGCCGATGGCTGGTCAAAGAATACATGCAGTTCTCCGGTATCGCAGACATGACATGGCTAAGCATCGGGGTGGTGACGGTAGGAGGCGCCTCGTCACTGCTCCCGAGTGCGGCGGAATCGAGCACCTCTGGTAATGCGTTCGGCGCAATTGAGTGTGTGACCGTCATCGAATCCGACGGCACCGGCGGAATCCAGGTCTCATTCCACTCCAACAACAGCGGCATAATGCGCGTGGCCGGCTATCTCAACGTGGTGGAGCTATGAGCGAGGAAGTAATCGTGTCGGTGGTCGGCGTCGCCGGCGTGGTGCTGGGCGCGATTATCCAGACCGTAGCAACCGCCTCGCGCGACCGGTTGGAGGCGTACCGGCTCGCGCAACAGATGCAGACCGACAATTCCATGTTGTGGCAATGGAACCGTGCTCTCGTGGATCACATATACCGGCGAGCACCGCCACCACCGCCTGAGCCACCGGAAGGGCTTTTCGAGCATCGAGACGATTGAAAGGAGACAAATGAATGGTCAATAGCACATGGATAGGCAGCCCCAACCACTACGCGGGACGCAACGGCTACGAGGTCACGCACATCACCCTGCACATCATGGTAGGCCGTCTCGCCGGCACCGACGCGACGTTTCAGAATCCGGTGCGCCAGGCGTCCAGCACATACGGCATCGGCTCCACGGGCCTGATCCACCAGTATGTGCGAGAAACTGACGCGCCGTGGACCGACAGCAACTATGCGTCGAACTGCCAGACCATCAGCATCGAGCACGAAGGCGGCATGGCCGGCGTCCCCTGCACCAAGGCGTGCATGGACGCTAGCGCCGCCTTGTGCGCGGACATCGCGCGCCGATACGGCTGGCCGCGCCTATGGCACGACGGGCTAAAAGGCAACGTGTGGTTGCACCGAGAGATACCAGGCAGCGATCACGCAGGATGTCCCGACCGGGCCGCGAATGGTCTGGACGTGGATTATGTAATCAACAAAGCAAACCAACTTTTGACAGGAGCAGGAACAGTGAGTGCGCAAGACCTTTACGAGACCAAGGGCAACGACGGCCGCAATCTCTTCGATGGAATCATCCAGACCCGGAACGAGCTCAAGGACCGGGCCGCCGACGCGTTGATCCAGACCAAGGGCAACGACGGCCGCAACGTGTTGGATAGCGTCATCCAGGCGCGTTACGACATAGCCGACCTCAAAACCCAGCTGACGGCGCAGACCGCCGCGATCGAGGCGCTTAGCAAGGCGCTGGGAGCGAACCCGGCCGACATATCCAAGATCGTCGCGGACGCCGTGCGCGCGAAGCTGGACTCGCTGGAAATCAGCGTGACCGCCACCGACAAGACCACCGAAAAGGAAGGATAGCCATGGAATACGAAGAACAAGTGGAGGGCGGCGACACCCGCACCCCCGGCGTCAGCGCCGCGACCATCGCCCGCGCCGCCGTGCTGCTGCTCGGCTTGATTAACGCTTGCCTGGTCATGTTCGGCGTCGATACCATCCCCATCGCTGACGAGACGGTTAACCAGCTCGTCGCCCTCACATGGAACGTGGGCGCCGCGCTATGGGCGTGGTGGAAGGACAACCCAATCACGCCCAAGTCGCGCGCGCAGCACGCGGCCTAGCCGGCCAACGTCACCGCGTCCAGACCGACGCGCAGACGGCTGTCCGGCATCGCCACGTAGATTTGCGTGGTCTCCACGCTGCTATGTCCCAGCAGTTTCGAGACCAGCAGCAGATCGTGCGTGGTCTCGTACATGCGCGTGGCGTACCGGTGGCGCAGCGAGTGCGGCCCCCAACCGTCCGGCAGCAGCCGTGTGAGGTGGCGGGACACATACGATTTTTCGACGTGTCCCCGCCACCGGCCGGGGAACAGCCAACCGGGCGCGGCCGTTATCCGCTTCGCCAGGTCTTCGCTTATGGGCACTATGCGCTGTTTGTCGCCCTTGCCCCGCACTATCAGCGACGGGCCGGCGTCGCCTTCCAGCACGTCGCGCGAGTGGACGGCCGCGATTTCGGACAGTCTCAACCCGGCTTCGGCACCGAGGCGCAGCATGAGCCGTTCCACATCGTTCGCGGCGCACATGGCAGCATATATGTGCACGTCGGGGCACGGGCGGGGATGCGGCCGCGTCTTGCGCACCTTCGGCAGCGCGGCGGCCGGATCGTCCGCGCGCCGGCCCGTGGCATGCAGCCACCGGAAAAAACCGACGAGCGTGTTTCGGTAGCCCTTGCGCGTCTCCGCCTTCCATGATTGCGAGGCGGTCCAATGCACTAGATCCTCCGACGTCACGTCATAGGGCGATTTATCCAGGCACCGCGCCGCGTGGCCTATCTTGCACCGCCGCGTGTTGACGGTGTCCTGACTGAGGCCCGCCGCCGTGAGCGATTC